CTGTAAGGATTGTGATGCCCGTGGTTATCAACTAAAGAAGATTAAGAAGCAAGCAGGGTTAGGCTTTGCTGCACCAAGTAAGAAGTGGGTATCAGCTAATGGATTTAGTACAAGCAAAGACAACCTCGACACGCTTATTGCGACTGCTAAGAACAACGGGATGGATAATGCTGTGGACTTTCTTACTGACGTTAAAAGGTTATCTGCTATTTCTAGTTACCTTAGTAGCTTTGTTGATGGTATCGACATTTATAGAAAGCCAACCACAGGGATGCTACACGTGGGACTCACTCAGCACATCACAAGTACAGGTAGATTCTCTGGACGCAATCCCAACATGCAAAACATGCCAAGAGGTGGAACCTTCCCAGTGAAGCGTGTATTTGTATCAAGATGGAACACGGGTAAAATAATGGAGGCCGACTTTGCCCAACTCGAATTTAGGACAGCAGCGTTCTTGGCGCAAGATGAAACAGCGATGCAAGAAATTGCAACAGGATTCGATGTACATTCGTACACAGCAAAAGTTATTACTGAAGCTGGCGAACCTACATCACGCCAGGAAGCCAAGGCCCACACCTTTGCCCCACTCTTCGGCGCTACTGGATACGGTAGAAGCAAAGCTGTAGCTGCATACTACGAACACTTCACAGAGAAGTATGAGGGTGTGGCTAAGTGGCACAAGAAGCTAGCTGATGAAGCAATGCGTTTCATGAAGATCACTAACGTAAGTGGCAGACAGTACGCTTTCCCTGATGTGACAAGACGTAGCAACGGTAGCGTGACACACTTCACGATGATCAAGAACTATCCTGTGCAAGGGTTTGCTACAGGTGATGTTGTACCTGTTGTATTGTGTGAAATAGAACGTAGGCTATGGGATATGCAGTCATGCTTAGTTAATTCTGTGCACGATTCTGTAGTGATTGACGTACATCCAAACGAGACAGATAAAGTAATACAAACTATTAAGGATATGAACGAAGACCTAAACTCTTTAGTCGAAAAGGCTTACGGTGTTACCATGAATGTGCCTCTGTTATTAGAAGCAAAGATAGGTGATAATTGGCTTGACATGGCTGACGTTTAGAGTATAACTAAGCATCTTTAACTTTTATGAAAGGTAAGTAAATGAGTACAGAACTATCAATCGCAAACGATCTTGGTATGTCTTTGGCTGAAGCCATTGGTGTAACATCATCAGGTGGTGAGACAAAGAGTGTGTCTATGCCACGGGTTAACTTGATCCACAATGGCATCATGGGTAACATCGAAGTCAATGGCAAGTCAGTCAAGACTGAGGTAGTACCTACAGGTGCATACAAGATCACACGTGGTGAGGATAACGTAGTGTATAGCGTTAATCCTAGCATCCGTATCTTTGCTGTACGTCAACAGTGGAGTAAGTGGGACTCTAGTGCAGAGGTCATGATGAAAACGGTCATGAGTACTGACCTAAAAGGTGACCTAAAGGATAACATGGGTGGCTTTAACTTGGGTAGACCAACAGGTTACATCGAAGATTGGGAATCAGTTCCTGAGAAAACGAAGAACCTGATCCGTAGCATTAAGCGTAAGAAGATTATCTTCGGTATGCTGACAGCTAACGATTGCATTGATGAAGCAGGTAACCCTGTAGATGCTATCACTGATCCTATCCCGTTTGTCTATGAGGTTCCACCATCAAGCACTAAGTCACTAGACGGTGCGCTGGGTTCACTGACACGTAAGAATATCTTACCTATCCAGTACACCTTTAACTTAGCAGCAACAGAAGCTAAGATGCCTAATGGTAACGACTACGCTATCATGAAGCTTAACGCAGGTGACAAGGTAGACATCACTCCTGAAGATCAAGACTTGCTGAAGAACTTTATGGAGTACATCGAGTATCAGAACTCTTACATCTTGCAGCAGTGGGATGAAAAGAATCAAGAGTCTATCTCTGATGAAGATGCTGATATTGTAGCAGAGTTTGTCCAAGTAGAAGAGGCAGACTAATGAACCATCCTGCTGAACTAGCTGTCTACGACTATCTAGCACGTGCTACTAAGGGCGAGACAGACATGGCTGAAAGCATCCGTAAGCAAGTAGCTGCGGATGTTGAGGCTGCACTAGAGAAACAGTTCAGCAGCGGTCCACGTGATAAGTTTAAACTACGGATGTCCAACATTGGGCGTCCGACTTGTCAGTTGTGGTTTGAGAAGAATGAACCTGAAGATAAAGCACCTCTACCTCCACACTTCCTGATGAACATGATCATTGGTGATATTGTAGAGGCTGTGTTTAAAGGGCTTCTTCGTGCTGCTGATGTTGACTTTAAGGACAACGATAATGTTACGCTTAAGCTTAGTGATGGCACTGAGATCAATGGCGAGTACGACATGGTTATGGATGGCAAAGTAGATGACGTTAAGTCTGCATCACCTTGGTCATACAATAACAAGTTCGCTAGCCTAGAAGCTCTTGCACAGGGTGATGGTTTTGGGTACATCCCACAGCTAGTCGGTTATGCTACGGCTGCAGGTCTTGGTGTAGGTGGCTGGTGGGTAGTCAACAAAGCTAATGGTGAGTTTAAGTATGTGGATGCATCAGGTGTAGACACTGGTGAAGTACTAGAGAACATCGAAGCTACGGTATCTCACATCAACGAAGACAAACCATTCGAGCGTTGCTATGAGGCTATCCCTGAGACTCACTATCGTAAGGCTACAGGTAACTTAAAGCTTGGCTCTGAGTGTGGCTTCTGTTCGTTTAAACATAAGTGCTGGCCTAACCTACAGACACTACCTGCTGTTAAGTCTAACGCACAGAATCCTCCTATGGTGGACTACGTGTTAGTACAGCCAGAGTATCTTGAGGCTGCAGTTGGCTAGACGCACACACCTGAAAAGCTATCGCAGTGGCCTTGAGAAAGAGGTTGCTGCGTGGCTCAAAGACAAACAAAAGAAAGTCAGATACGAAGAGCTAAAGGTAGAGTGGGAAGACCTGAAGTACCGCACATACACACCTGACTTCGTGCTTGACAACGGTATCATAATAGAAACTAAAGGCATCTTTGATTCAGCAGATAGACGCAAACACCGTGAGGTAAAGCGTCAACACCCTGAGTTAGATATACGCTTTGTGTTCAGCAATGCTAACGCTAAACTTTACAAAGGTGCTAAGTCTAGGTACTGTGATTGGTGTGACAAGTACGGCTTTCAGTGGGCGCACCGTGTGATACCAGAGGATTGGTTGAACGAAGACGGTGAAGAGATCAAAGTCAAACGAATAGAAGTTAAAACAAAAAGGAAAGTATAATGGGACATACATTACGGGACGATGAACTAGCTATCGTCATACGCCCTAACAACTATGAAGATGAATGGGATGGTGATTGCTCTATAGAGTTAGTTACATCTCAGGATAGCCCAGTACCTAACGTAGTTATGGCACACATCATGAATGTAGCTACTATGATGTCAGCATTCCTTGATGTAGCAGCAGAACATCCTGACGTGTATGACTTAGTAGAAGAGCATCGTAACTATCTTATGGGTATTGACGATGATGAAGAAGAAGAGCTAAAAGTTACACGTGAAGGTAATGTATACTCACTAAACACTTGGACTAAGACGAAGGGTAACGCATGAAGATAGAACCAACACTAACTATTACAGCGTCTTCTACATCACATGATATGGAAGTTTCATCTGTAGATAAACCTAGTCATTACACACAAATAAAAGCTTGGGTAGAAGGTGCGTGGCGTAAGATCGAAGCTATCAATATTATTAGAGCTTTATGCAAACGCTTACCAGGAGGTGAAGCTGCTTTATACTTTAATGTTATGAAGTATATGTGGAGATACCCAGACAAGAACGGCTTAGAAGATTTATTAAAAGCTGAGAAGTACCTAAAGTGGTTGATAGAAGAACACAAGGAAACACATAAATGATTAGCCAAGATGATATAGAAGCAATGAAACCACAGATGCCACACGAGAAAGTAGCAGACTTTATTGTAGCATTTAGTGGATCACTAGACCCACGTTTGTGGATGAAGCTTATTGATGAAGAACTAGCAGAGTTTAGGGCTGAGAAGTTTGGTACACACAATCACTTAAAAGAACTGTGTGATCTACTATATGTATCAACAGGGTTATCACTTACAGTGCCTGAACATATAGGAATGTTAATGCGTGATGCTGAACGAGAGAAGTCACTCAAGCAGCAAGGGCAGGTCAGCCGTGCACTAGAGGAAGGCTTGCAGTACTACGGTGAGGATGTATTCATGGAAGCATTCGCACGTGTGCATGACAGCAACATGTCTAAGCTAGACAGCAATGGCAATCCTATACTACGTGAAGATGGCAAGGTTATGAAAGGGCCAAACTATAAGAAGCCCGATCTTACTGATTTACTGGAAAAGGCGGCATGAAGTTTGACATTAGAATGACTATAGATATAGATGAAGAAGACAACATACTTCCTATATCAGAAGATATGTATGAGCAAACCGTGAAGGAACTTATACAGGATGTTGTATACGATATAGATGCAGAGATTAAACAGATAGAGGTGAAACAAAAATCATGAGCAACTACCTACCAACAGACTACCAATCATTTATTCACAAATCACGTTACGCTAAGTACTTTGACAACTACGGACGTGAGTCATGGGATGATACAGTAACACGATATAGCGCTAATGTGATCAAGGACATGGTAGATACAGAGACTAAGCATGAACTAGAACAAGCTATTGTAGGTCTAGAGATCATGCCATCCATGAGAGCTATGATGACTGCTGGCCCAGCGCTTGAGCGTGATAACACAGCAGGATATAACTGTTCATACTTACCCGTAGATGACCCTAAGAGCTTCGACGAAGCGATGTACATCCTCCTCTGCGGTACTGGAGTCGGCTTCTCTGTGGAACGTCAATACATATCTAAACTTCCCGAAGTGCCTGTCCTCTATGACAGTGACACTACCATCGTCGTTAAAGATAGTAAGGAAGGGTGGGCTAAGGCTTTCCGTCAAGTGTTGGCACTCCTATGGGCTGGTGAGATTCCTAAGTGGGACGTATCTAAGGTACGCCCTGCAGGTGCTCGACTAAAGACATTCGGTGGACGTGCATCAGGCCCAGCGCCTTTAGTAGAACTGTTTAACTTTGCAGTTAACACATTTAAGAATGCACAAGGGCGTAAGCTATCAAGCATAGAATGTCATGACCTGATGTGTTTCATTGGGCAGATCGTTGTAGTAGGTGGTGTTCGTCGTTCAGCAATGATCAGTCTATCTAACCTAAGTGATGACCGTATGCGTCACGCTAAGTCAGGACAGTGGTGGGAAACTGCAGCACACCGTGCATTAGCTAATAACTCTGTGTCTTACACTGAGAAGCCTGACATCGAAACATTTATGCGGGAGTGGCTAGCTCTAGTAGAGAGTAAGTCAGGAGAGCGAGGAGTATTTAACCGTGAAGCATCTAAGAAACAAGCTGCTAAGTTTGGCAGACGTGATCCTAACCATGAGTTCGGGACCAACCCATGTTCTGAGATCATATTGCGGCCTTATCAGTTCTGCAATCTTACGGAAGTTGTGGTACGTGCTACAGATAGTGTGGAAGATTTGGAACGAAAAGTCAAGTTGGCAACTATTCTGGGAACTATCCAATCCACCTACACTAAGTTCCCGTATCTGCGAAAGGTGTGGCGAGACAATACTGAGGCAGAACGACTGCTTGGAGTGTCGCTAACAGGTATCATGGATAACCCATTGATGACTTCTAAGAACAAAGGATTGGAGAAGACTCTTGAGCACTTACGAAATGTCGCAGTTGATACTAATGCTATTTGGGCTGAACGTCTTGGTATCCCTGTATCTGCTTCTATCACTTGCGTTAAACCATCTGGGACGGTATCACAACTTGTGGACTCTGCTAGTGGCATCCATGCTCGTCATAACCCTTATTACATTCGGACTGTACGGGGAGATAACAAAGACCCTCTTACACAGTTCATGATTGATCAGGGTATCCCTGCTGAGCCATGTGTGTTTAAGGGTGACACTACTACAGTGTTTAGCTTCCCACAGAAGTCACCTAACAAAGCTGTAACACGTAACGACATGACAGCTATCGAACAGCTAGAGACATGGCTTACGTATCAGCGACACTGGTGTGAGCACAAACCATCAGTGACTATCTCAGTTCGTGACCATGAATGGCTAGCTGTGGGTGCGTTTGTATATGAACACTTTGACGAGATGTCAGGCGTATCATTCCTACCACACAGTGATCATACTTATCAGCAAGCACCATACCAGGATTGCACGAAGCAAGAGTATGAAGAGCTACTTAAGCTAATGCCTGAACGTATAGATTGGTCTAAGCTTAACGAGTATGAGCAGGAAGATAACACAGTTGCTATGCAGACAATGGCTTGCTCTGGTGATAGCTGTGAGATCGTAGACCTAGTATGAACCAGTATGTTGTAGTAGGTAGAGCCGACTGTATGTACTGCAGCAAAGCGGTAGGGCTTATAAGAGACAACGGGGGAGTGGTAAGTTATTACTCCCTCAACGATTCCAAGTGGGTACTTGACTTATTTAAGAAAGCTGATATACGTACAGTACCGCAAGTTTGGACAATAGGTGGCGACTACATTGGTGGCTACCAAGAACTAGAGAAACATATAGAAGGAGATTAATATGTTAGCAGCAGCAATTACAGTATTTACAGCAGGGTTTCTAGCTGTAGGTGTAATTAACGAAGTAGTATTACCCGTAGGTGAATACACTATCGAAAAAGGCACTGAAGCTTATGTAGCAGGTAAAGAACTAATTATCGGCACAGAAGCAGACTAAGACTACAAGGCTCAGCGTTAAGGCGCTGGGCTTTTCTTTAACGTGGAGATACCATGCAGTTAGATTTCTTTAGAGAAGAACTACAAGAAGACGAACGTAAAGAGATACATGAACTACACTGCCGTAAGTGTGATCAGATGAAACCTTTAGATTGTTTCACACCTTCTGCTGTAATATACGAGACAGAACCTAGACCAGTAGCAAGCAGGTCAATATCAGGACATGGCAGGTGGTGTAAACAATGCTCTAGTGAGTACAGTAAAGGAAAAGCAATAGCTGTAAAACTAGCAGGACCAAGACCTACAGAACCTACTCCCTGTGAATGCTGTGGTACTATAACACCATCAGAGAAACTACACTTAGATCATGATCATATAACATATGCCTTTAGAGGATGGCTATGTCGTACATGTAATCTAGGTATAGGATCACTAGGTGATAACATAGAAGGACTAGAAAAAGCTATAGCATATCTAAGGAAATCGAATGAACGTACTTGAGCCACCAGTAAAACAAACACGTAGTCGCCGTAAGACTAACTATAAAGGTGCAGCTAACAAGAAAACATCAGGGCTTGTACCCAAGACAGATAAACAGAAAGAGTTTCTACACTATCTAAAGGAATACAATCAAGTCTTTGTATTGGGTCCAGCAGGTACAGGTAAGACTTACGTCACCGCTACCTACGCAGCAGACTTATACACTACCAAAGAGATCGACAAGATCGTTATTACACGCCCTCACGTAGCTGTAGGTAAGGACATTGGGTTCCTACCTGGTAGCTTAGAGGAGAAGGTCTACCCGTGGGCTTTACCTGTGCTTGACGTGTTAGAGAAACACTGGGGTAAGGGTACACTAGAGACAGCTATCAAGAACAACAATGTAGAGATGGCTCCTCTAGCTTTGATGCGAGGGCGTAGCTTTGACAATGCGTTCATCATCGTAGACGAAACACAAAACATTACTACGCATGAGCTTAAGATGTTGTTGACTCGTGTGGGTGAAGGTAGTACTATTGTGCTTAATGGTGACATACAACAGTCGGACCTAAAGGAAGGTGATGGTCTGTCTAAAGTAATTCACCTAGCAAAGAAACACATGATACCTGTACCTGTTGTGGAGTTTGGTGTGGATGACATTATACGTAGTGACATCTGTGCACAATGGGTAAGGGTCTTTATGAAGGAAGGTATATGAGTCTAGAGAAAGAAGCTGAAGCATTCATCTCTGGGAGACATAAGCAGTTTAGGGCGGGGTTACAAGAAGGTGTCAGGAATCTACAGCAATACATAGTGGATAACTTGCACAGCACAGAAGAGAAACACGAAGCACTAAAGAACTTAATAGAGGTGCAGATGTGGGCAGAACGAAGTGCATCAATGCATGGTATAAAAAAGTAAAGGGGCCGCTTGGCCCCTCTCTTTTAATCTGCTTCAGTTACTTTCTTACGTACCTTCTTCTCTAGCTTACCTGCATTGATATACCAGAGTAGTAGTACTGACCTCCGACTATCTTTCTCAGCTTCATCATAGTCTTTAGCATTAATCTCAGCTATAGATTCTTTGATTGTTTTACCTTCGAAGCCGTAACGTCCAGCTAAGTCACCCCAGGCTGCATCAGCATCACGCTTCTCTTGTGGACCCAGCGCAGCAAACTCACCACGTACATACGCATTAAAGTCTGAACTATAAGTTTCATTCTTAGCAGCAAAGTCTTCCAGTACAGTACGTGCCATCTCACGCTTAGCATTGATGACGTTCTTGATCTTATCTTCTAAGAACTCTTTTTTACGTCTTACATCTGCGCTGTTATAGATAGGATCGCTCTCAATGAAAGCTTCTACTTCATCAGCTAAAGAGCCTTGTGCAATCTGCTGGGTGAACAACTCTAGTGCACTATTCTTTTCACGATATGGATTGTAGATTGAGAAAGGATCAATGTTAAGTTTAGCCATCTCCATCTTTAACTTATTAGGTGGAGGACTCTTCGTGAAACCAGTGATCTGTTTTAGTAGAGGGTCAAGCTGACGAAGAGGACCATCACCAAACACATCGTGACGCACAACGTCATACCCAGTGTCTTGGTTATCAGGGTCCATCATCTGGAAGTGAGTACGTGTAGAGCTACCCATCCACTTCATTAGACCTTCTAGCTGTGACTCACCCATGTCAATGCCAGTAACTTCTTTAAGTGTAGCTGACATCTCATTCAGGTTAAAGTCTACAATGTTCTTAGCAAACCTGCTGTACAGATATAGGTTAGGACTACGTGGTCCACCAATGTCAGGTAAGGATACAGTAGCATCTAGTGTCTGTGGCATGTAAGATGAACGTGGATCAAACTGACCATAGAAGTCTTTGACTACAGCAGCAGGATAAGTAAACGTACTGAAGTAGTCACCTATAACTTTAGCTACAGGCTGCATGTCTATGTCTTTATCACCATCTGCAATAGCTGTAGCAACGTTATATAGTGTGCCTGTTACCTCGTCTAATGCTGTGCTACTGGGACGGAACTCTGAACCAAGCATAAGGTTCATCATGTTACGGCTGAAGCGATCCTGATCGTCTAGCAGATCGTTAGGCATACCCATATACATACGTGCAGCAATATTAGCAGCGTAATGGATAGGTGCTGCTGGACCCATAGCAGCTTGAGCATTAGTAACTTCACCAGAAAGCATTCTATCTTCGAACCAGTTTAGTCCTTGCTCTATGTTATCTTTTTGATACATGTAAGCTGAAGCAAAGATAGCTCCACCTGTAAGCTGCTTAGCCCATTCTTCATCAGTAAGCTTAAAGCCTTTGTATATCATGTTAAGCACAGAGTAGTCTTTAATAAACTTAGCCTGTGATGCAATGTATCGTGGGAACGGAATAATAGTAGTAGCACCTGACTTGTGGATAAACCCAATAGTCTTATTCACAAACTTACTTGTATCGCTTGCACCTTTACCACCAAAGCGATTCTGGAATGTGAACTCTAAGCTATCATCTAAAGCTTTAGTTATAATGCTGTCAGGTATCTCGCTTATTCTACCTTCAGATAGTATGTGCATTAAATCAAAGCCAATGAAGTTAGGATTTGCTTCTTGTATTCTTTGTATATCTCTACCGTGACGCTCCATAAAGCGCTGATAACCCATAGCACGTAAATCTCTAGCATAAGAATTATATACAGCAGGACCAAAACCTAACTCAGCTAACTGCTCTTGAGCTAGTTGTTTTACTTCACGATCAATAGTACCAGCTACCACAGCTTTCTTAAAGATATGGTCTGACATAGTGTTAAAGCTGTTAACAAAGTTACCTGCCTTAGCTAACTTAGTATCTTTAACTACACCTGCCTCTGCTTGTGCTGCTTCACGAAACACACGTTGCATAAGTTCTGGCGCATCCTGGCGTAGTAGTTCTACAGCAGTATCAGCTACGTATTGATCTCTAACTAAGTAACGAGCAATATCTGCAGCACCATCTAGTGTAGCAGCAGCAGAGTCTTTACCTGTTACAGAGCGAATCATATAAGTGTTAAATTGATCAAGCATATCAATGCCTGTCATAGCAACACCAAAGATATTGTTACGCATTGTTGTAGCTGGCTGTGATGTCATGAAAGCTCGACGTGCATCTTCTACATTACGTAGTGATCTTACTACACGGTTTGCTGTAGTTAGTTGTAACTGTGCGTCACTAAGCTCTTTAGCTTCCTGTCCTGATATAGTGGACATTCCCTCATCATACAGCGTGTCTAGCTTTTGCTGGAACTTACCTGCTGCATCTCTGGCCTCCTTACCAGTGATAACTTTACCTGCTGCAGTCTTAAACTGCTTCTGTTGTACAAGAATACGAGCAGCCTCTGATACCTCTGCAGCGTATACAGCAGCTAGTTGTCTACGTGTTAGTCCGTACTTCTCTGCTGTCTTGTCAAACAGGGTTACGCCATCACCTTCGTCAATACGTCTAGCCAAGTACTCTGTAATACGTTGGCCTTTCTCAGGCTTAACACCTAACTGTCTTGCTAAGTCTGTAGCAGCAGCACTAAGACGCTGGATAGTACCACGATCTAGACCACCAATAAGTCCGTCAGGTAAGTCTTCACTAAGGATGTCTACCTTAGCTTCCATACCCTCCTCAACTAGCTTAGGATCAATAGACGCTAAGAGCTTGTCTTTAGTAAAGCGAATATACTTACGCCCTTCCTCAGTGTCACTAAGTTTCTTTAGGTCTTCTACAGCACGTTTAGTTGTATCAGCCATACGTTTAGCTTTGATTGAATCACCTACCTGCAAAGTCTCAACCATACGCTCAGCACCTTTGTACTGCTGACGTGCAGGAACAGCATAAGCTGCCCCACCGATAGCACCACCCAGCGCACCAGCTAGTGCAATTCTACCACCACTAATCTCGTAGTCTTCATCAATAGTTTCACCAGCTTCTTTCTTGATAAGCTCTGTGCCTAACTGTGAAGCTGCAGCAACACTACCTTCGAATGCTGTATCTAACAAACCACGCTTGATAGAATGTTTAGCTAGTTTCTTTAGCCCTTGCTTAGTACCTTCTTTAGCAGCTTGAGCAGCAACTGTACCCGCACCACCTGTCAAAGGCAACATAGCAGCAGAGATATATGTAGTAGGTGCTGTACCTATACCAAAGCCATAGTCCCATATAGCTGCACCACCACCGTCTAGGATACCTTCACCTTTAGCGTTATCAAAAGCGTTCATCAAACGAGCATAAGACTGCTTCTCTTTCTCTGCTGTCTTCTCATCCTTGATGTAGTAGAAATCCTTAGACATACTAACTTCGTTTGTATTCATGATACGGAAGTGTTCTAGTACTTCATAAGCAATATCATCAGCAGACATCTGCTTTAGCTCTTCATCCTTCCAACCCTTACGTCTACTCTTAAGGAAGGTAACAGCATCATTAAGAAAGCCTTTGTTCCTTTTCAGGTCAGAGACTTTCTTGTTCTTCATATTCTCAGGGGTGTAATATGTATAAGGATCAGACATTATTATTCCTCAGTAGGTAGTTGCATCTGGATCATACGGATAACCGTTTCATTTACTGGTAGGTTATTCATCTCCATATAATCTCTGATGATTGTCTTTCCATCCTCTCCCTTTAGTACAGACATATCAGGGAACTCGTCTTCCATAGCTTTGTATACATTGATAGCTGCATCTGCTAATCGTGTATCACCTGGGTCTACACTATCAACATTCATATCTTCTGTAATGTCACCTACATCAATCTGTGTAGCTGCTCCTTTAAAGTATTGCTTAGGGCTTAGGTAACCAAACGCTAAACGGAAGTCGATAGGTCTTACAGGTAATCCTGCTTCACGTTTTGCATCATCATCCATAGCTTCATATTCTGCATATGTAATCTTTGACGCTGCATCTCTAGCTGCTTCTACGTAATCTTCTTGTTGTTGAGCTACAGCACGAGCATTACCTGAAGCGAAGTTAATACCTGATTCATCTTCTTCGTCTTCATCAGGTGTGTTACTTAGAATAGTTGATACAACATCTTCTTGATCTACAACTACTGAAGATTTTTCTTCATCATCGTCTGGAGCACCTAAACCTCTAGGCACAGCCATGTCTGCCATGATGTCACGTGGACCTGATGTTCTATCGTCTGTACCACCAGCAGGTGTTTCTTTGATGTCAGGCTTAGTACCTGTTAAGATATACTCTATATATTCATCTGTAAGTTTACCATTCTTCTCAAGAGACTCTAAGATAAGCTCTGCTGCTAGACCGTTTTCTACACCAGCTAATAGGTTATCCATCTCAGCAGATGTATTAACTTCTTTAGACAAACGGAATAGTGCTTGGTCACGAGTAAGCTGACTATTTACACCACTTTGTGATAGAGCTAGTTCTAGATCAGCAATAGCTATACCACCTTTACGTAGTTTACTACTTAATTCTGCTTCATCTTTAGCAGCTAGAGCCTCTAGTGCACCTTCCACGTTTGTCGCATTAGCTAGATCATCAGTATTAGCAACGTTACGTGTAAAGGCACGCTCATACGTATTAGCTGTAGACATATAGTCAGTCTCTTCATAGTCTGTTACTTCTATATCAAAACCTTTAACACGTTTAACACCAGGTAAAGGTTCATAACGTCCACCTGTTGCGGCTTGATATGCTAGCACATCCTGTACGGGAATACCCATGTACTGCATAGCTGATAGATGATCTTCAGCAGAAGAAGCAGGGTCTAACATAAGTGTATCTTTTAGGGCTTGACCCCATGACTTAGTTTTATGTACTTCTGATTTATCATCTGGCTTACCAGCAATGTTACGTGCGTAACCAAGATAGATATTCTCAAGAGCTTGTTCTGCTGTCATGCCTTCTGGTAGTTTTACACCTTTAGGAATATTTAGTGAGCCTAAGAACTGAGACTTATCAATCTTAGAACCTTCAGGTAGATTATCTTGTGCTTTCTGGATAGCACCGTACACCTGTGTAACATCGTAGTTCTGAGCAATAGCTAGAAACTCTTCATCAGTCACACCAAACTCAGCTTTCATTTCCTGGCGAATAATATCAGCATTCTTAGCTTCTGCCATAGACTGTGCCATCTTAGGAGCAGCCCTACGCACAGTATCCATCTGGCTGTCTACTAGTTCGTTAAACCTTTCTTGGTTTTCTTTTATTCTGTCCTGCAGACTTGTAGCAAACCCTTTTACAAGCCCAGCGCCAAATGCACCTCTAATAGCCATCTTACATTTGCTCCTTCGCCATCAAGCCTTGCGGTGCTTGTTCAGCTTCCATAGGCATTTCTTCTTGTTGTTGTTGCGGTTCCTGTAAGTCTTGCTCTGCTTGCTGCATGATCTGTTCACCTTTATCAAGTGTACCTGCAGAAGCACCTGTTTTCATAGCAAGCTTAGCTGCTAATTTAGCTGCACGTTTCTTCTTAGCTTCAGCATCTTTATCACGATACTCATCCATAGTCATCTTGTATTCTACGTTCATTGCTTCAGCTAGTGTCTTAATCTGTGTCATCAACAAAGGCTTAAGCAACATCTTAACATCTACAGTATGCATACCATTCATTACACCCATTCCTAGCATAGTGGCTGCTACAACAGAAATAGGAATACCGATGTCTACCATATCCATGACATCATCTAGCACTTCTTCATCTGCTAGTTGTTCCATGTACATCTCGAATGCATCTAATGGATCAGAGAACTTAGAAGGTTTCTCCCAAGGAGCGTTACCTGGTTCTGCTGTAAGAGACTGACCTGGGATAGGTCCATCAAAAGGAGATAGTGACATTTTTATTATACCTTATTTAGTGAAACCTGCGCCGAAGTAGAGTCCTACAATGGCTGATACGATATGTGTGTCTAGTGGAGTAATCACAAAGCCTTTAGCCATCTTCCACTGTATTGATTCTGCTGGACCAAAGAGCCAAGCTAACGGACCACCAGTAGCTTCAGTGTAACCTACATATACGCTGACATCAGGATACCATACAGCGACTAGCTTTGGCAAGACAATAATAGAGAATACAGCAGATAAAGCGATAAGCCTACGTGTCCAAGCAAAGTGTATATGTAGG